CATCCTCAAATGTTTTGTAATTCCCCGGTTTGTAGAGTGGATGAGACTTAGGTATATATTTACCGTTGACATACATACGTTGAGGATTGTTCTTAGGATTGTTTCTAGGATTGTTTCTATGATTAATAACATATCTACAATCTTTACATACACCTTCATAACCGTTTTTTCTTTTAGTGTTTTTGTGGTAATCTTCCATAAGCTTGTTTTGATTACAACTACTACAAACTTGTTTAATGTGTTTCACTCCAGTTCCTCCCTACTTTATATTCGCCATCTAAAGGACAACGAAGATTATAAAATTTACCTGCTTCTCTAATAGATTCAACAGCCATCTGTCCTACCTTGTTAACTCTACATTCTGATACTTCTATCTGCCACTCATCGTGGATGTTAGCTACAAACTTATGAGGTGTACTGCTAAGATTTAATCTATTCGATAATATTTGTAAAGCTTTCTTCATTACAATAGCACCTGCACCTTGAAGCAAAGTGTTCAATGCTGCATGGTTGTTTCTAATGTAAAGCTTCCTACCGTCTAATCCTTTAAGGAACTTCTTGTGTGCCGCTCTTCCAACTTTATCTCTAAGAGATTTAAATGCAGGGTTATTATCGAAGAAATATTCTCTAGCTCGTTTACCGTCTGCCGTATTTCCTTCGACCACTTTACCAAGCTTTTCATCTCCCGCCCCGTACATAAGTGCATAGATGAATGTTTTTGCCTGATTTCTTGATTTAAGTTTTGCAGCGTTTTGATTAGCTGTGTGTATATCTCCATCTAATATCTCCTTGATATAGTTTTCATCGTTCATATAATGTGCTAACATGCGTAGCTCTAAGCCACTAGCATCAACACCTAGTAAAACATTACCTTCATCTACAATCCAACACGCTCTACATTCTTTACCATATGGGCTGTGAATAGAAGGAACCTGTGCCATGTTAGGATTTCTATGTGCCATCCTGCCTGTGATTGTACCGTTAGGTATTACAAAGCCATGTACTCTGCCGTCTTCTTTAACTGCATCAACCCACGAATCAACTTGAGCAATACGTTTCTGTAGTAAAAGAAAGTCTGCTATTAGTTTGGCTTCATGTATGTGTGTGATTTCTGACAGAGTTTTCTCATCAACAATGGGCTGACCTGTAGGTGTGAACCTATCCGGCTTCCATCCAAAGTCAATGAGATACTCGCCAATCTGTTTACGACTGCCTAAATTAAACTCTTGTAGGGTCTTACGCATAAACGGATTAAAATTATTGGTATCTAAACAGCGTTGATATTCATCATCGGTCATACCACGCTTGGATAAGTTACCATCTTTCTTGATGTAAGGTATTACCAACTTATCATCTACCCACTTAGGTTTAAAAGTGTTATGCACTTCATCCTCAATGAGCTGTTTCTTTTCTCTAAGTTCAGCAAGTAAAATACCAGAAGCTTGGATATCAAATTTAAAACCATCAACTTCTTGTTGCTTGATGATCTTAGCTACTGATTGTTCTAAGTCTATAGAGTCTTTACTAAAACCTTTCGACTCGTCACGTAATGCTTTGTATACAAGTGTGTTAACTTGCACATCACGCACACAATACTCTAGCATCTGTGGAGAATAGTTTAAATAATCTTCAAACTCAATCTTAGCTAGACCTAATCTATAGCCCCAAGTTTCTAAGCTGTGTCCACCATCTCGTGTTGGATTGAACAACCTAGATAACACAAGAGTATCTATAACTTCTTTGTTACTAAGATCAACACCGCCAAACTTTTCCACTAAAGGAATGTCAAAGCCTATGATGTTGTGACCTATAAGTCTATCTGCTGTGGTGAGAAACTGATACCCTTCCTCTAATTTATGCGGAGGGAATTTAAATATCTCGCCTGAGTCAGGGTTCTGAGCTACGATGCACCATACCTTAGTGGCATGTAAGTCATCGGTCTCTATATCAAATACTAAATCCATATTAAAATGCCTCGTCTCCTGCGTTGTCAAACGTAATGTCTTCGTCTGTTAGTTCTGTTAATCTTCCTGTCTCTGCATCATAGATAACTCTAGCCGCCAGACCTACGTCACCTGTGTACCTTGATTTAAGTACACGAAGTCTTGTAGTCCTAGCTTCATCGGGGTCATCAGCCTGTTGATTCCTTTCTAAAGCAATCACACAATCAGATAGTTGCCCGATACTGTTAGAGCCACGCAGGTGAGAGAGACTAACTTCGATTCCATTTTCATGTCCTTTGTTACCATCGACACGTCTTAAGTGAGATACTAAGATAATTCCTGCTCCGGTCTCTTCTACTAAACTTCTAAGCCTAGTCATAATAGTATCAATGGCTCGTCTCTCGTCACCCTCGTGAACAGCACTGACTAACATGTGTAAGTGATCAACCACTACCCACTTGCAGTCACATCCGATAATCATAAAGCGGAGCTTGGTAAAGATATCATCAATGTCATTGGTGCCAAAGTGTGAGTGAACCCATACTCTGTTTTTATTATCACCGTCATACAACATGTCGAACATCTTATCAAGTTCTTCTTTAGAAAACTTCTCACGTTCTTGGTCAATGTATAATCTTGCATTAGCTTCGATGGAAAGTATACCATCAATGGTACGTCTCCAGTCTTCTTCCAGTGCAATGATACCTACATTATCTGTGGTCTTTTTAACAAGCCAGTGTTCTATTTCTCTAGTCACACTAGACTTACCAAGACCTGTACCACCTGTCAAAGTTACAAGCTCTCCCTGTCTTAAGCCATACAGCTTTTTGTTTAGTCCTTCATAAGGATAGGGGATGCTTGGTTTCTTCTCTCGGTTGTGAAACTTCTCACGTTGTTCCGTAACATTAATAACACCAGAAGGTGTATAAACTTTAGAAGCCCACCATGCCTCAACGAAATCCTTGTGCTTGTTGTCACGAAGCATATCGTTAGGGTCTTTGAATCCATTAGGGAGTGTAAGTATCCTAGCTTTGCCCGGCTTAAAAAGTCTTGCAACTTTAACAGCTGCATCTTTACCTGCCTTGTCGTTATCAAAAGCAACGATAACATTTTCAAAGTCATCAAAGAATTCTAAGCTCTCTTTGATATCACGCACTGCACCTTGTGCACCACGCTTGATGGATACGACAGCCCACTTACTACCTAGTAGTTCGTAAGCCGCCATAGCATCACACTCGCCCTCTGTGATTGTGACATACTTGCCACTCTTAAACAACTGCTGACCGAACAAACCTGTATCGTTGTAGGAACCATTAACATAGAAGTCTTTGGTTACTGAGTTACGACACTTGGTAGCGGCAAGTTCATGTCCATTATAGTAAGGGTATAAGTGTTTGATTACTTCACCCTGTAAATTCTGGACAGCCTTAACACCATACTTCTGTGCCGTAGCTTGAGATATCTTACGGTCTGTTAACGGAAGGAACTTACCCTCCACTACACTATCAGGTTGTTTAAATTCTGTTGGTTGAGATTGTGTCATAGTCTTTCCTCCACACGTCTGTTCATAATTAGGCATAAATTCTCCACAACTAAAACACTTTGCCGAACCATCTTCGTTGATTCCTACAGCATCACTGCTTGGACAAAGTGGGCATGGTTGTTTCAACTTATCCCAGCTTTTCTCGTTCATGTTAGCCCTCACTAAATGTTACTCCGTAGAGTTTGTTTCTTCTAATACATCTGATACGATGATAGCTTCGTCTCTTCCCTTAAGCAACTCTTCTAAGTTAGCTCGATGGGTACGACTTGCAAAGTCTAAAGCTTCTATAGTAACTTGTAAGTTACCAACTTTCTGTACGATAACAGTTGCTTCTTGCTTTACTTGATCGTCACTGATGTTGTCGATGTCGAAGTTAGTTTCTCCATCAGCATTCTTAATAGTAATAATCATAATTAAAACTCCTCGTTATCAGCATCACCTTCGGTGTACTCAACTAAAGTTTCTACTTTTACTGCCATCAACTCAGCGAATTGACCATAGTCATTCTTGTAAGGTTTGATTTTAACAGTCACCTCTGACCCATTACCAACACTAACATCCATCGGATTACCGTCCGTGTCTACTAACTTAGGTGCAGGGTTAGCGGCACCATCGTTCTTAGCCGCACGTTTACTAAAAGTAAATGCCGGTTCATCATACTTGGGTTGACCTGCTCTATCTCTAACTTGGTTAAGACCCAAGCCTTCGAGTTTAGACGCAGTGTCTGGGTCTGTTAACACAGTTAACCCATACTTGTGAGGTTGGAACCTCGTGTTTGGCGATGTGATGTTTGCCCACATTGCCTTACCTTTTACATACTCATACATATAATTTCCTCCATTGGTTGTATTAAGTGTGCACATTATAACACACTTTAGTTGTAAAGTAAATAGTTTATTTGAATTAATTTGAAGTGCCGGTAGATGCAAGACCGGCAACTTGTCCAACCTGTTGTTGGATACTATAGTCTAAAGGAAGGTTTTATTGAGGGCTATCCTATAGCACATTAACTTTTATCTTGGAGGTGAGGCATTACCTCATCCCAAAATGTTTCTGATGGTTCGAACAAAGTTATAGTGTAACTATCATTCGACCAATCCATTTCATAAGGGACTCGAAGATCATTGGTCTCTAAGTACATTACAAATTTTAAGTACTCAGACTTTGTAAGTTCTCGAGTTCGATATTGTTGCTGTTCTTCTAAATACATAAGCGTGTATTATACCACAGGTTATACAATTTGTAAAGTATTATTTTAATTATCCTCCTCAATTTTAAAAATCATATCTACATTACGCACTATATCAGCAAGAGCATGTGCTTCTTTGATATCAATAGTACCATACTCAAACAAACTTTGAACACCTTGCTTGGCATTTTTAAAATCATCTTTAATCCATCTGACCATGTAGTCAGGAACTTTAATTGTTATCATTTTCTCTTTCATTTGCCTTGCCCTCTATATTTTTTATAGTTAGCTTTCTGATTCTTGTTCATGGTTGAGGTGCTAACGTTACCTCCACCTTGACTGGTCTTCTTACCTCTGCCTGTTGTGGCTGAGACATGTCCGTCTATTGTTTTATTGTTCGCCATAAGTTACCTCATCTTTCTTACGCTTGTCTGTAAATTCTTTAACAACTCTACCACTAGCATAAGTAGTTTGAAAGTAGTTGTCTTCTTTGTTCTTATGTAGATACAAAGATGTTACTATCTTATCAAGTTCTTCTTTGCTTAACCTAGTCTTTGCTGTTAGTATTTCATTTAGATACTGTGTCATTTCTTACCTCCCTAATCTTTTTTAACTCTTCTATCTGATGCCACTTGTAAAACTTCTTAGTCTCTGCATCCCAAAAGTTTCCTCGTTGTGTGGTATCCCTGCTCATATAGCGTGGCGGTATGTGTGGTTTAATCTTGCCTTTAGCTAACAAGTCTATGTACACAAAGAAAGACGCAACCAATGCAACTAACCCTCCAAGTATAAATATTATTTCTATCATTTAGTTCTCCTCTTTTATAAAGCTTTATAAAGTTTGTAAAATATTAATATAAATATTTAATATAATTAATTATTAATTTGATTAATGTTATAATATGTATAAGATTATATCATAAATAAAATCAAAAGTCAAATCGTGTGACATTTGTCTGCTTAATTGGTTAAAATTAATGACCCTCTCAGCTTCATTGTAAGCATAGGGTTAGTTATAAGTAAGGGTAGCATACCTACCCACCAGTAAGCGTGTCACACACGAAGCCACAGGCTCTCCTACGGGTGTGTTTGTTGTAGTTTATCATGCTATTTCCTTCTGTTAAAATCTATCTCACCAGAATCAACATCAGCATAAATTAATTGTACCTTAGTGTTGAGTGCATCTTCAAGTTTTTTCTGATTGGGTCGAAGCATTCTATTAATTTTAGTTCCATCAGCTCTCCTTGCCAACGCCTTAACATCTATCAACATCATGTCTCCATCCTCATTGATCGCAACCATGTCAATCATGCCTTGACTTTGATCTTCGCTAAAGACTTGATACCCCTCTCTGATTAGATAGTTATGTACCAAATTCACAGCGATCATTCCTCGTCCATGTTTCTCATAGCTCATGTTACAAACTCCACACACCCATTGGCTAGATCATAATAACTACCTTCACTATCGAACTTAAAAAATTCTTCATGTTCTTCATCTGTTAAATCAAAAGATGTTGCTTCGTTAAACGATACACCTTCTTGACTATCAATGTATCCATATTCATCGTCATCATCCTTATCTATTACAATGTTTACAGGTAAAGAAATCCCCCCGAAGGTTGTCTCTTTAAATTCAACATCATAGGGATTAAAACCTAACTCGTCTACTGCCCAGAATAAATCTGTTTGAGAATTCATGTTAGTAACCAAGCCTACATATCCTTGTGTTTTATCTTTAGTTAACACTCTAAATATAAAATTTTTCATCATACACCTCCTGTTATGTGTGCGTATGCATCAGGACATGTGTCCAATAGCTCACCACATAGGCACTCGTTATTATTCTCTTGCTCGTATTGATCTCTCAACCCAGACAATCTTTCTTCTTCTCTCTCATCCATATCATTTCTCCTTGTTATAAATTAGGTGGTAGTTTTTTAGTTCCGAAGATAACTACCAACTCCTCCAACAGCAACATAACTATCGGTTTTTATCGTGTCTGTCAACACTATCCTATAATGCTTTCCTTTATAAGAATGACTACGCTACCTAGCAGTCCGTAAGCCTAGTGATACAGTAAGGGTAGCTTTCTCCTTACCAACTCTAGGATTTAATTTGTAGTTAGTGCATGGTGGTATAGTACTCATTTACTTTTAGCCTAACCTATACTCTAATGGCACTGGATTTTAAAAGGCTCACTCCTAACTACAAAACTTATCTTATCATACTAATGTGCCAAACTTGTGACATTTGTGTGACAATTATATTAATTCTTCATACTTTTCATCGTAAAAATGTTCTTCACTTGCCCATTTCATATCAACTTCAACTTCACCATATTTATAGCCATCTGTTGTAACAATTCTACCATCTTTTAAAGTGATGTATAAATGTGCCCACTTGCCACACTCTACCTCTTTGATATCGTCCGTTACAAAGTTGTTAGCATCTGCTATCTCTTGGATATCAAAGCTTATGGTGTGGTCGAATGTCATCTCAACATACCTTATATTCTTTATATCATTCTCCATCGTCATCCTCCCGAGCCATGTGCTCATAGTCTTTTGTTGATAGTGCTTGATTGCAATGCTTAGATAGAAACTCTATCATAGTTATTGGTACAGGTCTATCAATATTGTCATAACAATACTGAAGGCAATCGTCTTCTAAGTCTGGTCGACCTTCGATTACCCATA